TAAAACTATTACTTATTATCCGAAATAAATATGTATAGCAACCCTGTCTATATGTGCTTATAAGGTGCAAGAAAGTGAGGGGATTAAAACTGAAACAAAAGCAAGAAAAATTAGAGTATATCATATCAGTTGTTATATTCAGCATGATATTGATAGGCTTAGAAAGTTTAATGATGATAATAGGAGGTGGCAAATTATGAAATTTTACTTTACATTCGGTTCAGAAAATCAACCGTTTAAAGGCGGTTGGGTGATTATAAATGCTGATAGTCGTGAACAGGCATGTATGTTATTCAGAGCAGCATTTCAGCTTGATGATGAAATGATAAATTGTTGTAACATATTCGGAGAAAAAGAGTTTAAAAGAACAAAGATGTACCGAGAAAATGATAATTTTGGTAGTGCATGTCATTGCGAATTGAGCTTAAAAATTGAAAAAAAATAGACCGCAGAGTTGCAGCTCAATGCGGTCAATGCAATCAGGTACATATCAATATACCATATTTTTATTCTATCAGAAATGAGGTGAGTTGTCAATGATTTTTAATAGTGATAGCTATGACGCACTTATGGCAATGGAAGAAGCAAGAACAGGTCATTACGGCGAAGATTATTTTGATAATGGCAGACCGGATGATTATTGGGACGTAATGGCTGACGCAAAGTATGAGGAGGAACGAGATGAACGATAAAGAAGAAATGATTATCGTAAATGATAATCAGGATTTAATAGTTATAAACCAACTTCCGGTCATATCGGAACAGTTGGACAAGGTGAAAGCGGAAATTCAAAGACGTACTGCATTTGCTGATACTGTAACAGTATCAGAGGAAAACAGACAGGAAATCAAAAAAATGCGTGCGGCTATGAATGCTGAAAAATCAAGACTTGATGAAGTATATAAAACGGCACTTGAAAAAGTTATTGCACCGATACAGGCAGTACAAGATAAATACAAGGATTGTGTAGGACTATATACCAAAGCCAATTCTCAACTGAAAGCCAAAATTGATGTTATCGAAGATGGGTTAAAACTCGCAAAAGAAACTTCGGTAAAAGAGTATTTTGAAGAATTGGTTACTGCTAAAAATATTGATTTCATTTCATTTGAACAATTAGGTTTGAAAATAACATTATCAGTATCGGAAAAAAAGCTAAAAGAGCAAGTAAATAATATTGTAGAGCGTGTAGCAACCGATTTAAAGGCTATTGATATACAAGAAGACAAAGAAGAAATTTTGGTTGAATATAAGAAACACCTGAATGTGTCCGAGGCAGTAAGCTCCGTTGCAGCACGTCATAAAGCTATTCAAGCGGAAAAAGAAAGAAAAATAAAGCAAGAAGAACAGCGTGCAAAGAGAATAGCGGTGGCACAAGCAGTTGAGGAAGTAGCAAGACAACAAGCACAGGTGCAGTCGGGAAGTGATAATGTAAAGCCTGTAAAAACTGTAAAAGAGCCTGTACACGTTGAACAACAACTTACACCTCCGCAAGTAGAAGTAAACAAATATCCGTTTAATTTCTCTGCGTATATTGAGGCAACATCAAAAGACGAGGCAATCGAAAAATTGAGAGAATTTAAACTAAAGCTAATTAAGTTTATGGAAAGTGAGGGTGTGCATTATGGCAAGTAATATGCAAAAACCAAAATTCAGTGTGGCAATAACTACACCGGCATACAAAAAATTGATTAATAACACGTTGAAAGACCCTCAACGTGCCAATAACTTTATAGCAAATGTATCAACAGTAGTTGCGAATAATCCACAACTGCAAGAATGTGAAGCAAGTACAATTCTTTCAGCTGCATTTTTAGCAGATAGTTTAAATCTATCTATGTCACCGCAGTTAGGCTATTGCTACCTTGTACCGTATGAAACGGCATTAAAGGATAAATACGGAAAAACAATGTGGATGTTTGATGAAAACGGTAATCACATATTGGATAATAACGGTAAGTGGAGAAAACACACCGTAAAAAAAGCCCAGTTTCAAATGGGCTATAAGGGATATATACAACTTGCACAAAGAACAGGCAAGTATGAAAAAATTGTAGCATTGCCTATAAAAGAGGGCGAACTAATCAGCCGAAATGAAATAGAAGAAGAATTTAATGTATGCTTGATTGAAGATGAGTTTGAACGTGAGCAAGCCCAAACAATAGGTTATTATGCAATGATAAAAACAACTGATAATTTTCGCAAAGCAATATATTGGCCAATTCGCAAAATGATGGCTCATGCCGATAGATATTCTCCCGCATTTAGTGCGGAAATGTACGAAAAAATACAAAACGGAGAAGTCCCTGAAAAAGATATGTGGCGATATTCTTCATTCTGGTATAAAAACTTTGATGAAATGGCTATAAAGACAATGCTTAGACACATTATATCAAAATGGGGTCCTGTATCAATAGAGATGGAAAAGGCAATTCCGGCAGACCGTGAAGAATCAGAATTTGATTATACATATGCTGATAGTGATAATCAGATATTACAACAATCTGAACTTGATATGGTAGGCAATACTGACGATTTTAAAACAATAGATGAAATGGATAACAGAGAGCAGACCGAACAGGAACAAAGCGGTAGTGAGATGACCGAGCAGGAGGCGATAGATATTGATTCGATATAGTATCATAGCCACAGGTTCTAAAGGTAATGCAGTTAAAATTGATGATATATTGATAGATTGTGGTGTATCTTTTAAAAAAATTAAAGATGTGTACAAGCATATAAGATTGGTACTACTGACACATGAACACTCGGACCATTTCCGACCGTCAACCATACGAAAGTTGGCGGCGGAACGTCCGACTTTAAGATTTGGTTGTTGTCGTTGGATGGTTCCCAAGTTGATAGAATGTGGAGTTTCACCGACACAAATTGATGTATACGACATAGGAAAAAGATACGATTATAAAGTATTTGCTCTGTCACCTATCAAACTATATCATGACGTTCCAAACTGCGGATATAGGCTATATTTCGGACGAAAGAGAGTGCTATACGCAACAGATACCCGAACAATGGAAGGTATCAGTGCAAAGGGATATGATTATTACTTCATTGAAGCAAATTACAAAAAAGAAGAAATTAAGCGTAAAATTGCAGACAAAAAAGAACAGGGCGAATATGCGTATGAGGTACGAGCAATGAATGAACATCTGTCGCAGGAAGAAGCTGAAGATTTTATATATTCAAATATGACCTCGAAAAGCAGATATATCTTCTTGCACGAACACATTGATAAATAACAAGGTAGGGGATAAGAATGTCGCAGATAACAACAGCAAAAATTGTAGAGTATGACGGCTGTAATATGCTGATAATTCCACAAGAACCGATAAGCCGTGAGATGATTAGAAAACAGGTAAAAAACGTTGAATTACGGTTATGCGACGGTCGGGAATGTACGTCTGAACAACGAAGAAAAATATTTGCAATAATCGGAGAGATTGCTGATTGGAGCGGACATGACAGTGAAGATTTGCGTAAATACTTTACATCAAATTATTGTATGGATAATGACCTTGAGTATTTCAGCTTATCCCCAAAAAAGCCTAATTTAGCGGATATGGAAACTGCAACAGGTTTTATATCTTATTTGATAAAATTCTGTTTTGAATGGAATGTACCGACACTCGATACCATGCTTAATCGTGCCGAAGAAATCGGTAAATATTTATATATGTGCTTGGAGCATAGGAAGTGTGCTATTTGTAATGATAAGGCAGAAGTACATCACTTAGACGCTGTCGGTATGGGTAGGGATAGAAATGATATTGTTCATGTAGGTATGAATGCTATTGCGTTATGCCGCAAGCACCATATACAGGCTCATAATATGGGCAAAAATGAATTTTTAAAACAGTATCATGTATATGGAATAATACTTGATTCGTACTTATGCAAAATACTAAATTTAGGACGAAAGGCTGTATATAACGAGCTGTTTGAACGTGATAAACAGTTTTTGCAGCTTGAGGAGGTGAGAGAATAATATGGCAAGACCCTTGAAAGATGGGGTTGATTATTTTCCAAAAGATACTGATTTTTATGCAGATGATAAAGTGCGACTTTTAAGAGCGGAGTTTGGCTCGAAAGGAATGTATCTTTTAGACTACATATTATGTGACTTATACGGCAAAAATGGATATTTCATCAAATGGGATAAAAACAAGTGCTACCTTGTGTCAGACGGTGCGGGATGTGGTTGTTCTCCTGAGTTTGTTGCAGAGTTTATTTCCGGGTGTATCAGATGTTCTTTCTTTGATAAAAGGGTGTTTGAAATGTTTGGAGCATTGACATCTGTGGGTATCCAGCGGCGCTTTATAAGAATGTTAAACAGCCGCGAAAATTTCACATTTATTGAAGAATACTTTCTGCTTGATACATCTGATAAAAAAGATGTTCCGCAAGGTATTCTTAATAAACTTGCATTTAAAAAGGTTTCCGATAAAGAAAACGAAGTTAAAAGTAAAGATAACCCCAATAAAAATAAAGATAATTCACAAAGTAAAATAGAAGAAAATAAAGTAGAGGAGAGTAGAGTAGAAGAAAGTATAATAGATGACTCTCACCGCCCACCTGCACCATATGAGCAAATCAAAGATATGTATAACAACATATGTACATCATATCCTAAATTACGCTCAATGTCAGATAGTCGAAAGAAAGCAATTAAAGCAAGACTTAGACAGTACAGTATTGACGATTTCAAATGTCTGTTTGAGAAAGCGGAAAATAGCAGTTTTCTAAAGGGGGCAAATAATCGTAACTGGTCTGCCACGTTTGATTGGCTGATAAAAGATTCCAATATGGCAAAAACACTTGATGGCAACTATGATGACAGACCTATGCAAAGAAATGATTATGGTACAGGCAAAGGACAAAGTAGTAATCCGTTTCTTGAGTTAATCGAAAACGGTGAAATTTGATAGCGGAGATGATATATTATGACTTTTCAAGAAACCACAAAAATTATGGCGGTATTTAGGGCTGCATATCCACGCTACTATGCAAACATAGACGTGGAAGAAGCAAGACGGGTAACAACATTATGGGCGTCTATGCTTGCCGATTACAGCTACGAAACTGTTTCAAATGCAGCTAAGGCATTGATTGTATCAAGCAAGTTTCCACCGACAATAGCCGAGGTAATAGAAAAAATACAGCTATTAACCAAAGAACCGGAACTGACGGAGGGCGAGGCTTGGAGCATGGTGCGAAAAGCTATCCGTAATGGAATTTACGGATATAAAGAGGAATATAGAAAATTGCCTGACAAGGTAAAAACGGCAATAGGAAACCCTCTGATGATACACGAATGGGCTAAGGTAAGTGCAGATGAACTCGATACCGTAGTAGCAAGTAATTTTATGCGGAATTTTCGTTCACAAACGAAAAGCAAACAGGAATATGAAAGTTTGCCACAAAGCGTAAAAAAATTTGTTGAGGAAATATCCGCAAAAATGCCGAAACTGGAGGAAGTAAATGAGAGGAATAAATGATATAAGAATAACCTTTGAAGAAAAAATCAACAAGTATGCCGTAAAACAAATACAACCTCATATGATTAACGCACTTGCAGTAATGTTGTGCGATGAAGCTGTAAATGAAACGTTATTTAGTTTAGACACAATAGAAAATATGGAGGAGATCGCATGAAAAAACACAGTTGCAGAATGACTGATACAGAAAAAGAAATGCACGACAGAGCAGTTAAAATTCGCAAAATGACCGATGAGCAGTTGTGCAAGTACATAGATGATACACAAAGTAAGAACGATACACGGGATAAAAGTGTGAGTAAGTTTTTAATTTGTGTGGCGGGATTGAAAGGTATAGGTAAAACAACAGAA